GGAGGGAAGGAGCACCTTTATCTCCTGCCATTGTAAATGACATTAAAAGATTTACTAATTTGTTTTGATTTTCTTTATTGAAAAGTTTATTAATAGCGTTATCTTCTCCGTTTAGTTTCTGAAAAGATCTATCTTGGTATGATTCAAGTACTCTTGTAATTGGTTGTCCATATCTATCTTGAAGAACAACAGAATTTGCCATTATTTCTTTTAAATCATTAGATATTCCTTTTATTCCTGTTTGAGCTGAATATTTTAACCATTGATCATAACCTATTTCATTACCATAAGTAACGGCAGATGTCATTTGTTTTAAAATCAATGTAGGATTAAATCCTAACCTGGATAATAAAAATGAATTGTTAAAGAAATTAATTAAACCAGCAGAACCTTCATTGTTAACTCCTTTATTTGCTACTTTTTGTATTGCATTGTTTATATACTTATTAATTGGTTCACCAAATCTTTGTGCAATAGTTTCTCTAACGGCACTGTCTGTAAATATTTTATTTATATTTCTAATGGGAAGTGCGTAAGCTGCAAAATACTCCATATCACGAGTATAATTTAATAGAGCATCTACAGCATTAGTTTGCATAATAGATGCCTTACTTTCTTGTCTGTACTTTGTACTTGCCGTAGAAACTGAATTCATCCATGTATCATTTCCTTTAGAATCTAATAAATCTATTCCACCTATTTGTTCACCATCTCTATATAATCTACCTGCATAGTATTTATTCCATGGCATATCAGTTCTATATATTTTTTGATATGTTTTATTGTAATGTTCATATTGAGAAGGATAAAAATCATTCACCATCCAATCTCCTAAATCAATTAATTTAGAATCTAATTTAGTTGTTATTTCTTCTTTAATACGCTCACTATATTCAGGTCTGAATCCTGCTTTGGTATTTAAATAAGCTAATGATCCAGCAAAAGGAGTTGGCTCAAAAGTTGAATCAAAAGAAGACACTAAAGATGGATCGAGCCCTTGATTTCTATAATATAATAATTCATTTTGTGAAAGAACTTTAGTGTTTGAGTTTATTTCTTTATCTATTTCTTGTAATAAAAGTACTTTTTCACCAGATTCCATCTTAGAATCTTTTTCAATTCTGGCTTTTTCTCTTTGAAGTATATTTTCCTTAGACTCACTAATAATAATAGAAACATCTTGAATACTGTTTTGACGGTTTGATTTCATCCATTTATTCCCAAATAGCTCTGTCATTTTTGTAGCTACTGCAAGTTCATGCCTTAACATACGACCTTTAAAAGTTCGTGTTGCCATTCTAATTTCTTTTGTAACTAAGTCTTGAGTAACGCCACCAAATAATTCTCCTGTAGATAAAGATATTCTATCCATTAAACCAGTTAAATCTTCAGCAGTTCCTAAATAAGCATACAATTTTTTTGTAACAACTTTAACAGATTGCACTATTTTTTGTTGAACCTTTAATTTTGTTATCTTAGATCTTGATGCATCTATTTTTACTTTCTTTTTTAACTCTAAGAATTTTTTAATTAAATCAGCTTGACTAATATTTTTTTGCCCAGAATCTTTTAATGCTTGTAATGGATCGATAGTTACACCCATATCTTTTAAAACGGTAATTGCATCATTCATGTATTTACTCGAATCTTTTAATAATTGTAACTGCAAAGAAGAAACTCCTATATCTTGTAATTGATTTAATCCAAACAATACTTGTTCATATCCATTTGTTTTTTTAGCATTTTTCATATCCATCAACAAAGTATTATTATATGCAATAGCTACACCTAAATCTGCTACTGTTTCCATCTCTTTTGGAGTCAGTGTTCTATTTACTGATATGCCTTGGATATCTTCTGTTTCTAATGCAGATATTCGATCTAAAAGTTTTTGGTTTTGAGCTGTTATTTCATCAGCTGTAATATCTTTTTTTAATATGATTTTACCTTTTTCATTCTTTTTACCAGGAACATATCCTATTATGTTTTTTTGTATGCTAAGTATTCGTTTTCTTATCGCATTACTGATGGATTTACCTTTTAATCTTCCAGACTGTTTAGTTGTTTGATCTTTATTTAAAATATTTAATATAGTATCGTTTAAAGATTTATTGGTTCTTATTGTAACCTCATCAATAATTTCTTCAACTATAACTTCAAAATTAGATTCGTCAACAGCATTAACTTTGTCTATCATTTTCATGATATCACTTTTTCCATATATACCTCTTGGAATAACTGATCTAATATATTGTCTAAGTTTTCTTTGTATTCTTTTACCTTCCTTATTAGACCATTTTATATTACGTATATCTTTATTTAAGTTTAAAACTCTTAATCCATTTTTAGCAGATGTATCTGGAGATAGATAATTTAATATATCAACTTCCATAGCCATTTGTTGTGAAGTCTTTTTTGAACCATCAGTACCAACTTCCTTGTATTCAGGAGTGTTGTACATAAATTCTATAGTGTCATTTACAATCTGTTCGTTACTAACTTTGTTTTTTCTTTTTTTATTATTAATTTTTGTTAATCGTATATACTCATCATTAACTTTTCTTAATAAAGAAACTCCTTTTTTTAAACCACCAGCAATATTTGCAAAACTTTTTGGAAAATTTGTAAATAAATCCTCCTCTAAAGCCATGGCATCATTTATTAATTTTGCCGCAAACCCTCTTTTTTTTGCATAAAATTTAAGAGCAGAATCCTTAAACCCAGCTTCACGTCCTCTCATTACAATGTCAATAATAGTATTTTCACTATCTAACTTTTGTAGTTTACCTGATTTAAATTTAACTCTACTGCCGTTAGGTCTAAGCACAAAGACACCACCACCACCACCATAAGCACCTTGTTTAGCTCTTACAGCTGTGTATCCTGGGTTTATTCTTTGCCATTGGCGTTGTATGTCAGAAACCATAGCTTGAGCACTATAAAAGCCACTATCTGGCATTCCAGTTTGTTGTTGAATGTCACGTTCTGATTTCTGTTCTTTTCCTTTTCGTTCCTTTTTTTCTGGCTTAGACTTCTTCGTTTGGCTTTCTACATTTCTAATTCCACTTCCATATGGAGCTAATACTTGAGATTGTTGAGCTCCACTTAACACTTTTCCATACTTATCCCTCATAGCTGCGGGTAATAAAAAGTATGCATTAATTAATTTATTAGGAACTCCAACTACATCACCTAATATATCATTAGTATATGTCGAATGATTTGATTGTTGTCCAGCACCAGTTGGTTTTAGAACCAACATTATATCATTCATTTTGAAATTATTGGCTTTATAAAATCCATCACGTAAAGATTCTAAATCTATAAACGCATCCGAGTCTTTTAATAATTTATGAAGATCAGTGTTTGGTGTTTGTTCTGAAGCCACTAAACCAGTTAAGAAAGTTTTTCTAACTGTGTTAGATTTTGCATTTTTTATTGCATCCCAACTGTCATACTTAGCCAGTATATCTTTAACTGCTTTAATAGGTGGTTTAGCAAAATTACTCACATTAGTTTTAAATTCTTCGAAACTTCCTAACTTAGAAATAAATAAATCGTAAACTTTTTTGTTTGCTAACTTACTTGCTTTTGGTGAACCACTTACTATAAATATATAGTCTGCTTCTTTTGAGTTTCTTGCTAATGCAGACTCACTCATACCACTTGCCCAAATAATATTTTTTTGTTCATTTTCTGGAACGAAAGCATAACTCGGACCTCCATCTATTTTCACTCCATCTACTGTTCCAATACCTAACTGATCAGCCATCCAGAACCAAACCTTTTGTTTTTTATTAGCTATGTCTTCAACTAAAGCATCTATATCTAATTCATTTGCTGGAGTAATTAGTGAATTTGCGTACACGCCATCAAAACTAACTTTTTGTTCTTTACCTTTCCTTTCGTTTACTATTGTTGTAGGATCACCAATTGGAGCAGTTCCAACCTCATTCATTTCAGTGGTTAAATCTGTTATAACTTTTAAATCTGTTTCTGTAACTTCTTCACCACTTCTAACTTTTTGAGCAAGTGTATTTAAAAAATCTATAACATTTTCATCTGTTTCATTTAGAGTATCTAATACAGGCGGAACTTTAATTCCAAGTTTTCTTAAAAATCTTGCTATTAAATCTTTTACTTTACTTTTCTTTGGTTTAGTTAAAGTTTTATACTCACCTGCTAAAATACCAAGCAACTCAGAAAAAGCTTCCTCATTTACTTCATTAGCTTCATATTTTTCAGTAAATTTATTTATACGTTCTCTTAAATTACCCGCTTGAGCTGGTAAAACTTTGTCAATACTTTTCAGTAATCTTCCAAAAACTTTATTAGCTGCCGCGTCATTTTTAATTAACTCATTAGCTATTGCGTGTGAAACTTCATGATAAACTGTAGATTTAGAAGCTTTTTCTAAATTTATGTGTATTGTTCCTGAATCTGTATCAAAAAATCCTTTACCCTTTTTCCCTGTTGCTTTTGTAAATAACTCAGAGTTGTCATGTAAAACAAATCTTGATTTAGGAAATATTTTTTTTATTGACTCTGCAACTTTTTTAGTGTTTTTTATTATTTGTGTTACTAAGCCAGTATTACGATTGACAGGAGTTTTACCTTTGTTTCTACTTATAGAAGGAGTAACAATTTCATTACTCTCGTTAGTTTCATCAAAAAACTGTTCTACATCTTCTTGTTCTTGAGAATCTACTTCCTCTTCCGTTTGCCCCTCGTTTTCTGTTTGTATTCCTTTGATAGTCTTCCCACTTTTGTCGGTAGTGTTGTCGTTGGATACATTCTCTCCCATTTCTGAGCTATCTTCGGAAGATTCTTGTGCATCCAAGATCTCTGTGCTTTGCTTTTGAAGGGCATCTTGTTTAGTTTTTATTTGTTCTGGAGTGGGATTTTCCACACCCTCTTCTATTAATTTACTTTCTGCTTCTTCTTCAGTTACAAAATCTACTATTCCTTCTTGTTCTTGAGATAATGCAGCTTGTGAGGTAGCTTCAGAACTTCCTATTTCATTTAATAAAAGTTTTATATTATCTAACTGAATTTGTTTTTCTTTGTAAACACCTAAATCTGGATCAAGTCCTTCAAGTTCATTAGTTAATTGTTTTTTCTGAAAAACTAATTTTAAAGCGTTTGCTAATTGCGTTGGAGATAAATCACTTGCAACATCTATATCAATTGCAGCTGAACGTAAAACATTAAAAACTAATAATTCAGCTTTAGCTTTTGCCTTACTTTTTAATCCTTGTGCAACTTCCTGCTCTAATTTAGTTTTATAACCCTCAACATATGTTTTATCGTTTTTAAGGTTGTTAAACATCGCAACCATTTCATCGGTAATAACTGTATCTGCTAAACCTTTTTTTCCAGTAAATGCAGCAACAAGTGAAGGTCCAGTAGACAATGCAAATCCTCCTACAGCCTCAGCGGCAGCCGAACGACCTACTTGATTAAAGTATTCTTTAGACCACAAATCTGGGTTTTTAAACATTTCTTTACCTTTAAAAGAATTGTATAAATTTGTTCCACCTATATCAGACATCTCTTGTAAAGCACCAGTTTCTGCTTCTGCTAAAGCTGCAGGAATTACTCTACTGCCAAACCTACCAACAGCTGAATTCTTCAATCCTCTTGTCAGTCTATTGTCCATTATATTAACAACCGCCACTCTAAACATTTGAGGAGTTGCTCCTTTAGGTAATTTAGCTAATGCTTGTGTTGTTATGTTAGTAAGGAATTGAGTTCCAGATTTACCTGCAAGTAAATTTCTAAAACCTAAAGATTCTAAAATTCCAGAGGTAATAGCTAAAGGTAAAACAATTGCTTTTTTCTCTTCTTCAGTAACCCATTCAAATTCAGGATTTTGCTCCATTCGTTGATTAAGCTTATCCGCATGCATTAATGCCATTGAAATTAAAGTAGTCTGTCTATATCCATCAGTTGCCCAAGCTTTTATAGACTGACCCATTCTTTTCATGAATTTTTTAGCTTTTTTACCTTTTGGAAGTATTAACTTTTTCTTTTTAATTGCACCATATATCATTGGTATTAATGCAGGTAAAGATTCTGCACCACCATATAAACCAGTCATTATAATACCTGAAGCTCCAGGAGCATTCATTTGTGCTTCAACTCTCTCTTCACTTACGTTTTGAACACCAATTAAATCTGTGAAGAAATCTCGTGATTTACTTTTAAAAGCTTTTTTACTTTTTTTAACTAATTGATCTCCAACTAAATCATCTATTTGCTCATAAAGGTTAGTTATATTAAATATGTTTGGTGCATCCACCCAATCGTCTTCTTCTATACTCCAAACCTGTGGTTTATCATACATTATACTTGGTTGACCTAAAGGAATAAGATTATCATTACCCCAATTATATCTAACACCTTTACTAATATCATATTCATTTGACGGTAATCTTCTTAAGCCTGGATCTTCCACAATGATATGATCCCCATCAATTAAACCTTTTGGTTTCATTCCAGAAACTGGCATCATTAAAGTAGAAGTCTCTCGTAAATCACTTTCTGTCATACCATTCTCGACCATAATATCCTTGATGATTTGGGAATCATCCTGGTTAATATCTTTCAAACTATTCATCCAAACTATAAAACCTTCTTCTGATTCTTTAGCAGAATCTGGAGCTTCTACATTTTTATATCCTTCATAGACTCTAATAAATTCTGTTCTATATTCTTCTTCAGACATTCCATAATTATTACCCCAATAACCTTGAGCAACATTATAAAAAGCTTCTATTCCTGTACCTCCTATTGTAGAAAGTGCTTGATCAAAATATCCCACAAATTGATTATACATTCCAGAGAATGCCGTACCTACAGCTGTACCATCATTTTCTTTCATTGCAACATGTGCACCTACAGCGTAATCTACGCTTTTTGCATTATCTCTAAAAGATGTAAACTCTTGATTAAGATTTTTAGCTTGAGAAGCTAAGTAACGTCCTTCTTCTAACTCTCTTTGATATTGAGCAGCAAACTCTGGATCGTCAAATTGATTAGGTTGTGCATTCGTGAATATTTCCATATTCTGTTCATGCTGAGCTTGTCTTTCAAAATATTCTTTATTTCTTTTTACTAAATCTTGAGATGACTGTTGAATTAATTTAATATCATCAAGTCTGGCTTGTGCAGTAAAATACTTTTTTTTAGAAGAATCATAAGCTGTTTGTGCAGCAAGTATATTAGAGGATTCTTGATTTTTTCTTAGAAAATCTCTAAGAGCTCTTGCCTCTTGAGAATTGTTAGCTGTAAACCATGAGTCTATTGCAAATTGCTCTTGAGCACCGTTAGAAGCTGTTACTGTTACATTATCAAAAACTCCTGATTCTTCAAAAGCAAATCCATAATCATTAAAATGATAGTTTAACCTATTGACAACAGGTTCTTCATCTCTTGTAAATAAATCTCTATTTATAAATGCTAAAGATCTTTCAAAAGGTGTTGCAGTAGAATCATAAGTAATTGTATCACTTTCACCTACAGTAGTTATATCAAAGTTTCCTCCTGTTTCTTTTTCATCATACTTAACATTTTCTGTAATGGTTTCGACATCTCCCTGAGGTGTTATATCCTCATTAGTTATATCTTCATCTACACTTATAAAAGACTCTCCAGGTGCTACTGTTAGTCCTACTCTTTCTGTATTCACTTCATCTGTTACCTCTGGGACTGGTATAGTTAAACCCTCATCGTTCATTTGAGGTGCAACATCATCTTTTGCCTCAAAACCTATATCAAATTTCAAAGTTTCAAGATCAGGTATGTCAAAATGTTGTGACATATTCTCTCTAAATTTAGAAAGTTTTTCCTCATCTTGCATGTCTACTTGAAATTGCTCGTAGTCGGGCAAATCAAAAACAGTAAGTCCGTTTTCGTATAACTTTTTTAAAACTTCATTCATATTTTATTAATATGCAGAAGGTTTTCCTCCCCTTCGATTAGATAATTCATTGTTTCGTTCACCTATTATTTGTGATGCAATCATTGCTACATATTTATCTATATCAACAAAAGAAGTAGAAGGACCTAATTCTTTATCTGTTACATCAAATACAGTAATTTTTTTACCTCCAACTGTAACTTCAATTTTTTGTGAGTCTAAACCAAGTGAAATTTTTACTTTACCTCTTAATGAACTTGGTAAATAAGCTTTTAACACTTTATCTAAAGGTCCATCAAGTGCGTCTTTTCTGTTCGTCTTTGGAAAAGTTAAATATCTTGGTAAAGTGGTACTTCCTGGATTTATTAAATTAAACTCTTCAGTACCAGTCATATCGTATCCAGCAGCAGTAGAACCAGCACTTTTAATAATAGCTTGTCCAGAAGCTTTTACTTTTAAAGGATCTCTTGATGCATATCCTACCGCATCTTCTCCAGTATAAGTTTGTAATTCAACTGATCCATCTAACTTAGCTTGCGCTACATCCGCTGTAAGATCTATATTATTATCTCTAATTGCATCGTTTATTTCGGTCGATGTAGGAACAACATCTTTTGCTTTTTCCTCTACATCAGCTATAGCGGCTGTTTTTTGAGCATCGTTCAGTTGAGTATCTGCATTAATTTCCGCTATCCTGGTATCTGTTTCAACTCTCCTTGCATCACTTAGTATTAGTTTAGCTGCATTAGTTTCTAAAAGATTTTTAATTTCAGCATCAGTTTTATCACGTACATTAACATTTAAACTTCTACCTGCATCATTATATTCTTTTAAGGTATCATCATAAGAAGCATTAGATGGACTTATAAGTTGAAATAATTCTCTTGCAATTTCAGTTGTAGAGCGTATCTTACCACTTGAATCTCTTCTTGGTACTGGTTCAACTCTACCATTTTGATATGTAATATTAATAACATCTCCCTGTCTGGTTATAGCATCAATCATTAAGGCTGGATCTGTTTGACCTCTATTCATATCAATAATAGATTCAGCCGAAGAACCACTGAACCTACTTAAATCTCCAGTAGCTATTTGATTAGCTCTTTCTAAATACCCTATATCTTTTGATACTGCGGCGTTATTAGAAGTTGTAGCAGCCGAAGCTTGTGGGAATGTCATCCCTCCTTTTATTTTCACCATTTCATCCATTTGCATATCAAAAGCATCATCACTTGCTTCTCTAACAACGCTTTCTGCAAAGGCTCTATCATTAGGAGTAAACTTTGGTGGAAAACTATTAGCGTCAACTTTTATAAAATACTTTTCGTCTACGCCTGGATTAGTTTCTTTAAATTCTTTTAAAGATTGAGCAAATTTAAATCTACCATCAAATTGCGCTGCAGCATTAGATAAAACTTCATCATCATAATTGTAAGAAGATTGAAATAATTGTTCTTTCATATCTTTAAAACCTTGCACGTTTCTTCTAACATCTTCAATTTCTACCATATAAACACCTTCCATACCATTAACTTCCTTAGTTGATGCAAATGAAGTTATATATTTTTGCATATTTACTTTAAAAGCTGCTGTTTGTGTTTGTATATCAGCATTTTCTCTGTTAAATTGATACTTACTACGATTGTTTACATAACTTGCAGGAAGAAAAGATTCAGGACTATCTTTATAAGAAGGCATTTTGCCATCTTTATCTAACCTTACCATATAGGCCATGTTAGAACCTGGATCAATATATTCTACTAATCCATTCATATTACCAAATCCTTGATTAGATCCTTGTACATAAGTTTCAGAAGCTCCAGCCGTATTGTCTTGTTGTCTTATTACTGAGGCATCTGTATATTCTTGTGCACTTTTAGCCATTATACCAAATTCTGCCATTTGGTTTTTAGCATTTTGTTGCAACCTTCTAAATTTGTCTGGAGTAATTAAACCATCTCTAACAAATTGTTGTTGCATTAATAGATTTTTTTTTACATTAGTAGCCATGCCTAATACAACGTCATCAAATGTTTTATCTGCATTTAATTCTATTTCAGCAATAGTTTTAAAAATTGCATCAGAATCTTTATCTAACTGATCTTTTTTATCTTTCTTATCTTTTTCTATTCCATCAAAAACACCTTGTGCAGCCTTACCAATAGCTCCCCATTGTATTCGAGTTGTACTATCTTGAGGTTCATAAACAGAATATAAATCAGGATTTACTGTATTTAGAGTTGGTTTTGTTGAATCTATAGCCATAATTATTTATTATTTTCCAGAGACCACAGGTCCATTTATAATTGCCATTAAACTTTCATATTCAGGTGTTCCTGCTGCTGGAGGATTTGCACCTTTCAGCTTATACAAAGCACTTGCTTTACCAGCTTCACCTACAAAATCACCTACACCTGCAAACCCATCTTGCATCGATTGAGCCATACCTTGTAATTGATCTTTTTCTCTCATTGACTCATCTCTTGCTTTACCGACATCCATTCCAATAAGTTGTTGTTTTACATTTTCTTTTGCACCCACTTTCATTTGTGAATTAGCATATAAATCTTTTTGTAAATCCATACGAATAGAATTTGCATTATTTGAAGCTTCCATACCTACTTTACCAACACCTGCAGCTAAAGTTCTTGCGTCACCTTCTTGTAGTGCCGCAATACCTTGTTGTTGATTTTGCATGTTTTGTTGGTATTGTTGTCCAAATGCTTCCATAGGAACATTTAATCCTTCGTAAAAGTTTTGTTGTGCATCTGCACGAGCTTGTGTCATCAGTCGATCAGACTCTGCTTTAGCTTTGTCTGCTGCTTTTCTTTGTTTTGAAGCCTGCATAAAAGACATACCTCCTTGAGCTAATCCTACACCTGCTCCAATAATTGCTGTTGCTGCTGCCATTCTATAGTTTTTTAATTAATTCTGTAGTATACGAAGAAGCTTCTTCGTAACCCTGTTCTTTATACACATTTACTAAAGATTTGTTTTTTACTAATGCGTACATAAACTTTTTGTTTATTTTTTTTGCTCTTTCTTCAAGTGCTAATAACAATAAATTAATTGCTACTTTTCGCTTATACTTATCTTTATAATTAAAGTTAGATATAATCCAATCAGCCCAAGCTACATCTGAGTTTGTGTTATATAAAAAACCTGCCACTACGGGCAAATCTTCATCATAAATCATAAAACCACCTGTACCATTTTCTGGCAAAAAACTCTTAGGGGGTGATGTCCATCTCCACGACTTCCACCATCCACATAGAACTTCGTCATAATCACTTTCTTTAAGTGGTAATATATTTAATTTCATTTACCACAAAGATAATAAATTTTTATGGATAACTTTTCATCACACTACTACCGACTGAATAAATTTCAACTGGATCAGTTGAATTATTGGAAAGTTTGAATTGAAGATAATAACCTCTTGCTCCATGAGACTCAGCTACGGCATCTTTTATAAACATTATAAATTGCCCAGTCGTTGGTACGGTTGCACCTGCCCCTGAAGCGTCTATAGTTATACTATAACTACCTACTATGTTTACAACTAAAGTAACTACTCCTGCTAATACTGGTGCTTGTGTAGTAATACCACCTGCAAATGAAGCTGCATAGACATTATCACCTTGACTTATTATAGAACCTACTGGAACATCAAAAGTAATTTGTGTTGCTGCAATTGGTTGTCCTGCCGCAACAGTTCCTGTGCCTATTCCGTTTGCTGATCTTTGAGCAAAGTTTACAGTTCCATCATTAGTTCTTAAAAAAGAAAACCATTCACCTTCTTTTTCTACAAAATAAGATTCTAACATTGAAGATGGAGAGCCGTCTGTTAAATCTGTAAAAAGTTCTTTCGCATCCCATCGTGCTTCTGAAGAATCTGCTACCGTTGTATTAGATTCATAAGATAAAGTTTTAAATAACTTAATGTCTTCTGTAGGTCTTGGATTTAAAACACTGGTTAAAGTAGAGGCAGTATACTGTCCATAGTAAGTATTTCTTAAAGGATTTGTATTATGTCTAAACACATTACCACCACTAAACGTATATAAAAAACTATTCATACCTCTTATGTTTTGAGGAAAGAAAGAATAAAACGAAGGCCATCCTACAAACGGCTCTCCTATTGAATATGTTAATGTATATTGTGGCATAATTAATTATTTATTAAGCGCAAAGAAATCTTGCTGTTATTACTCCATTAGCAACTTGAAAAACTTCACCAGTGGATGTTTTGTAAAAACCTGCTGGCAATTCACTAACCCCATTAGCATCACTAAATACCCAGTCGTTTATTGCAGGAACTCCCGCAGTTCCACTAACTGGCATGTTAAAAAAAGTTTCAGTAAGAGAAAGTGCACAAGAAGCTACAGCCGTTGCTGCTCTGGCTGTTGAAGAAAAACTTGTCATTGCTGTAGGGCATACTACTGCTATACTCCATCCAGTTCCCGTACAAGGCCCTTCAATTACAAAGGTAACTGTATCTGGCGATACATTTGGTTTAGGAACAACCATTATAGTAGCACCAGGTGCGGCAGTTGTAAAATCAACGCCTCCCGCAGCTTGATTACCATAAGGCCCTAATGTTACTGGAGTTCCAGTGTTTACGAACTGTGTTGTTCCAGCATCATATAAAAAAGATGAGCCATTTACAGTAGCTCCATTACTACCATTAGCGTTTGACATAGTTAAATTACAAGCTCCAGCTTGTGCAATTGTACCTATCATTCCTTGCAAATATCCTTCACTTGGGCTTGAATATTCAGATGCACTAACACCATCATATGTCCATGTACATTTATCTGGCACATTTTGTGGATCAAAGGTAACCTTTACAGCACCTATAGAGTTTCCTAAAGCCATAGTTAAAGAATAACTTCCAGTTCCACCAACACCATTAACTCCAGTTCCACAAGGTACGGAGCAACTATCACAAGGTAACGCTGCTAACAAAACTGGTGTAGTTGGACTACCAATTAATTCTCTGACAATTCCATTTTGTCCATAGTAACCGTTAGGTCCTGGTGTAGATAAAGATGAGTCTATATAAATCATACTTGCGTTAGCAAAACTGACTCCATCAAAATAATATGTTCCTAATACTCCCATAATTTTTATTTAAGCACAACTTCCTGCTTGTATTACTATTCCTTGATTATTAACTTCTAAAAATCCATTTTGATATCTATAAAACCCTACTGGTAAAGTAGTTGTCGAATCACACGTAGAAGAGGTAAATACTAAACTACCTACAACTGGTGTTATTGTTGCAACTTGTGTATTTAAAAAATAATACGTAAAAGATAACGGTTGTTGACACGCATCAAATGAATTAACTTGATTAGAACCTCCAGAAAATGATGTACATGTTACAGTACAATCACAACATCCATTAACAGCACTTGCAGCATCATAACATAATTGTTGAGCAGTTGTTACTCTAAAATCATATATTAAATATAGATATTGATTACCGATAGGTAAACTAAAAGCAGGGGTTGTGCTTGGTGTTACAGTTGCAATATAAATATCAGACCCTGGATTTGTAATTAAATTAGAAGGTATAACATTTCCACTTGCCGCTGCTACTAAAGCAGGTATTCCAGTAGTAGAATTTGTTGTGTTATTATAAGTTGTTGCTGATGATAAAAAACTTAATTTATAAGGACTTGCATTAACATCAAAATCATCTGATCCGATTTTATTAGTTCCAAAAACAAAATCTACACCATCATAAGGAAATACACCAAGTGATCTTATACCAACTTGAGTATCAAATAAACTTGCAATAGTAGAGTTGCCTAAAAACTCTACTTGTGTACTTGCAATAGGACTTATATGAGTTGATGTTTTCCATCCATACTCTACGTGTATAAAATCTCCTGCATCAAGTGATGAATTTAAAACAACTTGCACAACTTTTAAGTCTGTTTCCGTAGGACAATCTGCAACACATGTATAAGATGCCGATCCTGTTGGTGTTATTGTTATTGTTGCATTTGTAGGAGTGTTTAAATTTTTATCAAACGTATAACTTGCAGTTGTATTAGTTATAGTAACTGGTGTTCCTGAAACACCATTCCAAACTCCTGTTACTGTTACAGATCCTGTTACTGTTAAAGTTACTGTTGTTGTAGAATCTATTATATTTCCAAAATCAAAAACAAACTGTTTTACAGTAGTTATATTATTAAATTCTAATGTAGTCCCACATGGTATTGGAGCAATAGGAAACGGAACAGGTATATCATTAGTGTGTAACACATATTCCATCATATAAGGATCAAAACCACCTATTTTCTGTGTAGCTAATTGTTCTATAAATGTATCTCTAAAAAAGGATCGCATTCCTTGTTGAGATATAATTTCTAATGTATCATTGCTTTGAGTTGTACCTCTTAGTTTTATTACTGCTAACCTCTTTGTATCAGTAAAAAACATATCATATCCATACGTTGCAAAACTTTCTGGATTAAAACTAATACCATATTCTTCTATACGTGCTATTTGTGTTCCTAATACTTGAGGAACAGACGCTATAACACCACCACCAGTAGAATCAGTAATAACATTTTTACCTGCTAATACATAAGTAATTCTATCTTCTTGTAACACTAATATATCAGTTTTTCGAGGATGCATTAGTTGTATAGGTCCAAACACCGTTTCACATTCTTTATAGTTAGCCAACCCTAAATTAAATTCGTTTAAATTATTAACTCCAGTTGTATTACTATAAACACCACTGTAAGTTATGTCAGCAAATCTATCTGCTTCTTCATAATTTGCATTTGTTGCTGCTAAAACTCTTTGTCCAAGAACTACAGATCTTCCAGCTATTGAATCTTTAATTTTATAACTTTCTACACCATTTCCAAACGTGTAACAATCCATAAAGTTTAGAGTCAAAAATGCATTTGTAGTTGCCGTTTGACTAATATCAGTAACAGAGTCTAAACCTGCTTGATGAAAACCTCCTTTTATATCATATGTTTCTGAAGCATCGTAAAACAATTCACTATTAGCGTCAGCTGGTTCTGATTCAAAAACTATTAAATTATTAGCTCTTGTTACTATAATTTCTAAATCAATTTGTGAGTCTGAATCTTTAGCTGGAAACGTATGTTTACACCCAAATATTCCAGTACGAATACCTAAATATAAAGGTTCTGTAATGTCTATAGTTCCAGTATATCCTGCTTGCCAAAACTGCCATGTTGGTGAATTTCTTACGCATGTAAGATTATCTTCAGATGTTACAATTGTAGAATTAAACGTAGAGTTACCAATATTGCCTTCTGTAACTTCTCCAGTGTTAGGATCTATATTATCACCTACAAACCAATCATAAAGAGTGTCATAATCAGATGATGATACAAATTGTTTTTCAAATATATATCTTTTTCCATCACATCCACAACATCTGTCTTGTCTTCCATATCTCGCATTTATATATATAATACTTCCTGCTGGAATATTGTAAACATTATATACGTCAGCAGCTCCACTAACTTCAGTAGTTGTAAAAGCTGGATAAGACAATTTAGCACGACATATGCTTTCACTATCACTTGAATACCTTTTATCACCCTCTTCAATAACTGCATCTGCAGGTATCGTAATATTAAAGTTTTGTGCTTTAATTTGCATATATAAACCAGGTAATTGAAAAGTATCTTCTCCTAATTCGTTTAAAGAAGCTAAAAAGTTTTCTGGTTCAGCTGTAACATCTAATATTGTACATTTAGTTAGTTGTTCTACAGGACCATCAACATCTCTTTTTACTATTAACTCTTGTCCTTTAGTAACTTTATTTTGATTATCACCTTCTAATTTAAAATAAATAACATTATTAGACGGTCTTACATAAAAGAAATTTGAAAATATTGTTTCATATCCACCTTTACTTGGTTTCAAAACAAATTTATATTTAGTTGCCCAAAATGGAGGAAGATTAATTAAATCTACTTGTATTTTATTTTGATTAATTGATGACTGTGACGGTACAAATGTAGTATTATATTCAGATACTAAAACTGTAGAAGCTCTCGCATATTCATCCATATATACTATTCCCGTTTCATAATCTCTATTACTATGTAAAGAACTAATATCATCTGTAGATGTAAAGTTTGCCGTAGCAACTTCTACTCTAAAATACTCAAATAAATCTGTGGTTACAGCTGGATCATTAGTGTTTCGATAATTCATTGCTATAGGTTGAAACCCTACGTTAGATGATCCTGGAGTTGTAATTAACCTAAAACCTTGTTGCGCTGTAGCATCTGTAATGCTACTATTAAATTTTGCCCAACCTGCGCAATTTGTTGGTACACTTAAATTACAGTTAAATTCATCTGTAACACTTGAACCATTTGCACAATTTGCAATAGTTTGAAAATTAACGTTTACTACTGTACCTACTGCATTTGCAAATGACGGACTTGAAACCATATCATAAACACTGGCAAAATCTTGAGGCAGTCTATAAGATAATGATACTGATATATCACCATTAGAAAATTCTGGATTGTAACATGGATCTGCTGTATCACCGTTTATTTGATCTGTAGTTAATCTTAAATTAATTCCTATTGTTGCGTCTAATTTTAATTTATCTGCAATTTCAGAAAAATCAAATGTAGCTAAAGAGTTTGTTACATTAATAGAAGTGCCTGATAATGTATATGCTATTCCATTAGATAAATCTGCATTTGATAATGCTTGAAAATCTATAGTGTTAGAAAATAAAGAAGTTTGATAGTTGATAGCAATTTGACTTCCAGTATCATTAGAAATATTGTATTGGTCTACGTAATTACCATACATTAATCTATTACCTTGTATTGTTTGAGCTTTTGCAGTTCTGGGAACATTGTCATAAAGCCTTAATAGTTCATCTTGTCCTATAACGGAATAGACTTTACTATTAGTAAAAGTAAAAACTTGTGTACTATTATCTGCCCAACCATAATCTTTTTTGTTGAATTTTTCTACAATAAAAATATTATTAGTATTGGAATCTTTAAATAAAACATCTACTTCTTTTACTTGCTTAGGTCCTGTGTTAAAAGAAACTTGTGAACTATTATAAAAGTTTTGCATACCAACATTATTATAGTTGTTGGTATCAAATTGAAACGCTGCGGGTTGAAACGCAGGATTTGTAAATAAAGAAGTTGCACTGTATTCATTGTCTAAATACCTATATCTATATGCAAAAGAAATAAATCTATTTTCTAAATAATTTTCTTCTCCTGGAACATTTATTAGCTTAACAAGTGGTGCAGTTAAAGTATCTAAAGGATTAAATCCTGGTGGTTTTAAAATTACACTTATATCATCTTCAGTTATAACATCAGCATATGGTGCTGAAGTGAGAGGATCTGGATAATTACGATTAACATTTATTTTTCTTGGAGGATTTAAATCGTCCGTAAAAAAAAGCATATCATCTATTAAATTAACTCCAGTAATAAGGTAAGTTGGATTAAAATTTAATACAGATGAAGACACTACATGTAGTGTTACACCTGTTGTTTGTGTGTTATAAGAAATAATAGCGTCTAATTTATTACCACCTACAGCATCATTTTTTGGATCGTGTACAAACCAATATAGAGTTTCATTTATACCATCGTCAAAACTACCAATTGTAGTTGCGGCTGATGAAAAAGTTTTGCCATTCCACGTAATCGTAGTCATCTGCTCATTACCTCGTGAGTTTTCTACAGCACCAATTTCAGTAGTTTCTGTAGCACCCACACGAACATTCATAGCATCGATATACTCACCTGGAGGAAGAAGTCTTTCGTCAATAGACTTATTCATTCTTCCCTTGTTAAAATTTGTAGTTTCTATACCCATACTATTTTATCCATTTATCCTGTCCTCGCATATTCATCAAGAGTCTACCAGGATGTATATTGCTCAATCGTATTTTTGCATTTCTTAACAAAGAAGCTTTATCTTTTCTTGCTCTATTAACAATATATTCTTGAATTCCATAACGTCCATTTAATATTGAATAGCGAATATAAGCGTATATAAATTCTTCAAATAATTTATTTACACTAACAGCAGAGTCATTTCCATTTTCCATTCCATCTGAAACATATTCTAAAACTACTGAGTTTGAGCCACCCATTGAACTAAAATTAATAACACCACTTTTTTTATCTATTTTAAATGTAGGGTTTACATTAGCCGTTTCTGTATTTAATCCAAAACGTGCACCTAATTGATAATCAAAATACCAACACCCATCTAATTCAACACCTTGTTGTCCGTTAAAAGGACTATTGTCATTTAAATAAATACCTGTTGATCCTCTTGACAAATCTAATTCTGAATCTTGTGGGCTTAACGCATTACCATCTTGATCAAATAATATATTATCATTATTGTCTTGTAAGTATGCAGATGACCAATTTGTTTGTATGTTTTCAGTTAAGGGATAAAGTATACCATCTTTAAATTGTGATATTCTAACCCAATTAACAAAATCAGAAGGTAAAATATACCTATAGTTGTTATCAACATCTATTTGTAATATTTTTATTTCTTTCATTGCATCGTAGTTCAACTCTTGAATACCACGTTTAGCGTGAAATATAACTTGATATCTGTCAATGTTATTTAGCAATTCATGATTACCTTGATACATTAACATAAAATTGTTTACAATGTTTTGTAGTGTTATGTATTGATAAGAACCCCAATTTTCATTAGTAGGATTTATATCATTATTTTGATAATATTCGTATTGTGTTATATATGCCATCTTATTGTGATTCTTGGGATTCCATTATTTCTTCTGCTTGTCCAAATTTATATACAGCGTCTTCTCTTATTTCTATTCCTACATATTGACATATTTTAGCTATTAAAGCTGGTTCGTCTGACAATGGTAATTCAAAATCTTGATAACTTGTTGATGATGAATCAAATAGAGGTTCACCAGTTTGCAAACTTAAATAAGTCCATTGTGGTGGTAAAGGATATCTAATGTATTGTGCTTTCACTGCAAACGCTTGACGTATAGTTAATGGATAAACATCAACTGTATTTCCAGTAATTGCATTAGGTGTAGCTACATTACTACTTGCTCCCCCTAAAACATAAGCGGGGAATTGAGTTGTTGGTGCAGTTAAATTAGAACTCGTTAGTAAAAATAATTTATTTTGATTAACTCTTTCTACTTCAGTAATATTAGTCGCACTGTAAATAGAGTAAGCATCGTTTAAATTCATTATGTTAGCACTTAAAGACAATACAGTAGTACTGTCTACATTAGTAACAAAACATTGTACTCCTGTCGTTTGATTAACTATAATGCTACCAATTTCAGGAGTAAGTAAAGATGATGGATTACTTACAAAATTTTGAGTACTATCGGTTAATTTAAAAGCAGTGACTACTGTATTTGTTCCAGTATATAGTTGAGTCGGATAATAAAATAATTTATTAATTAAATAATAATCTACTGGAAGTTGATATCTATTTGTGTTGTTTAAATCTACTGCTAATTGACCTAAGAATATTTCTGCCGAAAAACTATCAATTACTTCTACTAAACTTTTTACAATATCTGCATATCCTGTTCCTGAAGTTCTTTGGTTTTCTCTTGAAATCCAATTGTTGTATTGGTAAAAATAATCCTCAAACATATCCATTTGAGCTTGTTGAGCATATAAATTAAAATCTTGTGGAGATATGTAACCGTAATTGTTTTTATTAGCTATAGCTAATACGGTATTTCTAACATCATTAATAGGCATAATAAATTCTTTTTACAAAGATAACAAAAAAAAAAGAGGCTACTTTATTTGTAACCTCTTCTTATTTAGTTAGTTAATTTGCTTATTAAGCATTAACGATACTTGTTACAGCTTTTGGAAGAGTTACCACATAATAAGGTTTCTGCCAAGATGTACCTAATGCTACCTCTGCATTGTCTAATATTGCATTGTAAACATCATGAGCAACCTGAGCTGCTGTTGTTACTGTAGTAGTAGTTCCATCAACATAATCGATTGTTACAGTTACTGCTGTAGCTGTTGCTGTTGATACTGCTTTAACTCCGTCAAGACTGATTAATTGACCAGTAATAGGAGCGTTTGAAATTTTTAGAAATTTTACCATTTTATAAAAAGTTTTTAATGGGTTATTGAGAATATTCTCATAACAAAGATACGCTTATTTCGATTGATCTTTTAAGCGTTTTGACAATCCTTTAAATGTTTCTAAACCATCTTCAGATTGAAAATAAGAAGCTACAATAAACTCAGCGTCTTCTCCAAAAGGAACAGTTAGTATTTTTTTCTTGTTTTTTGGTAAATTAAAATACACATCTCTTTGATTGTTTCTAAACATTAAAAATCCTGCATCAAAAAACTTGAACACTGTGTCTTGTAATTCTAACATTGGATCATTCAAAGTGTCCATAAAATCTTGAGGTTCTTGTTTAGCATATAATAAAATATCTCTTTTGATTTCAATAGTAGACATTTTATCTACACCTCTGCCTAAAAGTATACGAGATACTGATAGCATTTTTTCTAAAGGTAAATTTTTAGCTAATATTTGTGCATCTAATTCCATCTCTACAACTTCCAACTCTTCAGCCGCATCTCTTGCAGAATTTACTTCTTCAAAGACAACTCCGTTTTGTGGATGTAAATGTAAAAATTGTTGTAATATTTGATTTTGTTTTTGAACATATAAAACTCCATCTTCAAACACAATAGGTTCTAAAATAGCATTTCCATCTTGTTCATCTTCAAAAGGTGTTTTTTGATTTCTTGCATAACGTAAAGGTTTGTTTACACCTTCAGTTTCATCAAAATGTAATAATGGGAATCGTCTTGAATTTCGAGAGGCTAACATATAAGATAATGGAGCTACATCTCTTTTTAGTCTGTAGAATTTATCTACAAATTTACTTGGTTTTTTCATAATAAAAAGATTTAATTTAATTTAAAATTTATAAAGTAATAATTACCCCCGTTTAAAAACGAGGGTAAAAATTACAAATTGTTATATTAGTCTTGGAATATAAAGAAGTTGTTTGCACCTAAAGTACATACAGCTCTTTCACTCAAGAAGTTTACTTCCATCGCATCAAGATCAGAAGTTCTTGCACCACCAGCAGAACCAGTAATCCAAGTTTTGTAACGTCTGTCTTCAGTTTCAGAAGCTCTATATCTAACATGTAAGAATGGTCTCTTAGCGTTCTTTCCTAAGATTTGGTCATATACTGTAGTTGAACCAGCTGGAACTAAAAGTCCATTTACTGATCCACCAACAATATCACCTCTCATAGTAGGATCGTTTAGGTATTTCCAGTCAGACTTCTTCC